GGTGGTGTTGGTGACTTATTTATTTGTGCAAGGCTTTTTGCTATTACTTGTTTATCATAAAGTTCTTGAATAAATTCATCAGTCCAAACTGAAGAATCATATGTACCTATAAACAAATTAGAAATTAAACTATTTGATGCATAAGCTCCAAGATTCTCATAATAATTTCCCAAAATAATAGAATCATAAGTAACTTGCAAAGGTTTTGCCATAGTATAATCAATAACCTTAACTCCATTCACATACACATAATACACATTTTCTTTTTTTATCCATACAATAAAATCGTGAGTTGTTCCATTAAAATTTATACCTGTATTTATATGCTGTGCAATATTTTCATTATCAAGAAGAGTCATAGTATAAAACCCATTATGTACAAAACCATTTAAATGCGTGCCTTTGTCTATTGATAAAAAGATTTGTGAATTAGAGGTATTTAAAGCTTTTATTGTAAAAGCTATTACCCAATCACTATTTGTATCAAAATTCTTTGGTATCTGTATAATACCTGGTGCTCTCGTCCCATCAACAAACGAGGTGGCAAAAGATTTTATTTCCATTTGGGCATTTCTATGTAACAAATATTTGCCAGTTTCATATGATGCTTCAGATGTTACTTCAAAACGCCATGCGCCTGCAGAAATATCTTCTGGCAAATCAAAAGTAACAATGAAACGATACCAATTATTATCATTTGACATATTCCAAGCACTACTCCCTGTAGTAACAACTCCATTAGTTAGATTAATTCTTTTTGCAATATTAGAGGCTGTATATTTTGCACCTGAACTTGCTAATCCAGAACCATATAAATTAAAAGATACCGAAGATGTACCACCATAAACTTTCAATTCTACCTGAAAAGTTACTGCTGTATTAGCATTTAAAGCACTATCATAATAAAAATGTGCTATATCTTTATAATAATCACCAGTAGCTTCAAAAGGTGTTCCATAATAACCCACAGCTGAAATATACACACTATCCTGAGTATCTCCAATCTTTGGGTCGTTATCAGAACAATAATTAGTTGTACCCTCTTCAACTGCAAAACTGTGTCTTGCTTCATCAAAAGGTAAATCATCATCTCTAACAGTGTAAACTTGTCCGTTATTTGAAACTAAGCCATAATCGTTTGGCGTAGGTGTTTCACCATAACCCTCAAGACCATAAGTTCCTAAATGGTCTACGAGGGTATAGGCTTGCACATTTATATTTTTTAATTCATCTTTTCCTTTTAATGTTCTATTAACATTGTCAGATAGAGAAACTTCTGTAGCTATCATCTCATCCATCTGTAAATCTACATCATACTTATCTAACAGTCTATCTGACATACTACCATCTCCCTTAAAATATTATTAATCTAACTCTTGAATATATTCAACTTCAGAGTCTCTGGTTAAAACTCTAACTGTCATAGTCATTTTTAAATCATCATCGTTAACCCATTTATAATCAATAAGTTCCACCCATCTAAACTTATACCCAGTAGCTTTATCAGTGTTAGAATTATCCCATAAAATCTGCATTTCTACGGTAAAGTTATCTGCGTCTGTTCTTACTAACGTAGCTGGAGTTGTAGAATTGTTAGTAGATTCTAAATCTTCCCAAGTGCTACCAGTTTCATTCCAAGCTTTTTTATTTGCAAACCATTGCTCAACTGCATGTCTTGCATCTACGCCAGTTCCTTTAAAATAATCGTCTACCACAATTACAGTGAAATCCATAGTAACTTCTGGTACCTCTTCTAAATCCTTCTTATAGTTAATAAACTTATTCTTTCTATGTACCGCTCTTCTCTGAGGTATCGTTCTAACACCCTTAGGTACTTCTGTTCCAGCTTCTACACCATCTAAATCTAAAGTATAAGGTGTTGTTGAAGTTGCGTCTTTAAATCTAATAAAAAAATCTTCATTTAATGCATACGTATTTGCCATTTCATATTACCTCCTCATATTCTATTGTTATAGGTTTCTGTATATATTCCCCATGTTTCAATACATTTGTACTTACTTCAAATTTTCTAATTCTAATATGACCGTCTAATAAAACTATATTTTGTAAATCTGCAAAATCATATAAATCGACCTTATTAACTCTACTTCTTAAATCATCATACAAAGCATTTTCCAAAATTATTAAATTATAATAATATTTAGATAGCAGATTTACACCCATTAGAGACCTCTTTGTAGTCTTAGTCATATCTTCAAACATACCAAAACTTGTAGTTACCACAACTACATTGTCTTTATTATATACTTGATTTATTTGATTTACTATTACTTGTGTATCAACTTTCCAATCTATCTCATGTAAATATTTATTTAAGGAAAGTTCTGTATTCATCTTCATTGAATGCCCCCAACTTCTTAGTCTTATAAGCCCCAAAAGTAATTTCGTAGTAATACCTTTTTGCTAAAGCTAATATCGTCATTTGCCATTTTGATAGAATTAAACGTATCCAACCTTCTTTTTTAACTCTATCATCCGCTATATATTCATAATCAGGTGTAAATACACCATTAGCATATAAAAATCTTAAAGAATTAGCTTTCTTTTTAGGGTCATCAGACAGTTTATTAGCACCATATTCTACTATCATTATATATTCTTCTGGATTACCAATTTCATATTGGCTCTTACCTAATCGTTTAATATACCAACCCTCTTTTAATCTACCTTTATCTATATAATCAAAATCATTAGCACTTACAGGTGTTTGTTCTCTTAATTCAATTGCAATATCAGTTACAAACCTTTTTACAACTCTATCTGATAATGTAGGAACAACTCTGGTTAAAAAGTCTAATCTACCCAATACTTCTTTATTTAATGTAGATTTAAAGCTGGCATTAGGCATTATATAGTAACCTCCTTTGTATACACAGTATATGTTCCCGCAGCAGCGATATAAGTTGACGCCACAACTTGATAATAATTATAACCGTCATAAATAACTTTATCTTTAGATAGTTTCTTATCGGTAATAAACTTATAATCTGCAATTGGAATGCTATTCAAATTCTGAATAATTTCTGAAGCATCAATTGCCATAATTATAACTGGTACATTCTCCTCTTCAACGTTAAATGTTCTCTGTCCTGTAAACTGATTTGCTTCATAAGTACCTATTTGTACTAAATCTGTATATTTACTTGCTAAAAATGATGTACTAAAAGTATTATGTGTTCTTCTCACAATATCACAACCTTGTATGTTTATATGCATTCAGCACAGCTTCTACTTCCACTGGCATGCCCGCTTTTGAAATACTTGATTCCGAAGAATACCCTGAAATATTAAACTTTCTAATTCCTGCTTGATTATTATAAATAAACTCACTCCATTGCATTATAGCGAGCTTTATATCCGCAGGTACATTTTCAACTGGTACTCCGCCCTCATACGTAAAATTATATTCTCTATTTGTAAGAAAATCTATTGAAATTTCACCTGTTGTGCTATCAATTATTTTAGCACTATACGAATATCCGTCATCATCGACCACGTCTGATATAGAAATTATAGGTGTGTTTGATAAAAAACCAAACCCACCTATTAATTTTATTCTCTCGGTTGTGGTGGCTTGTACAAATAATCTGTTACAATACTTTTGCACACGTTCTATAACACTATAAAGAATCATAGAAAGCTTCGTGTCATATGTTGTAACAGTTTCAGGTATCTGAAGATATCCTTTTAATTCTGATAGTGTGACCATTCCACTCACCTCAAGACTATTATTTTACTTCCTGTATATATTTTTCTCCAAAAGCTTTTACTTCGTTAGAAGTTAATTTATACACATTACCTCTCTTGTATCCATTTATATTAGCTAAAATTTTATACTCTTTATTAACAATTTTATCTTCTTCTTTCTTAGCTTCTACTGTAGCTGGAGCTGTTGCTCTTGCTGATGTATTAGACCTACCAGCCATATTAAATCACCTCCATAGGATTATATTTATGTAGTACTAAAGAATAATCCGTAGATGCTGAAGGTGTAACCTTTATTGTAAATGTTGGACTTTCAAAATTCTTTTTAGCGTCTACTTTAATTACACCTGAAGTAGAAGTAGCATCTGCTACTACTTTATATTTTGAAACTCCATTAACAATTATTTCTGCTTCTAAAGTAGTACCACTACCTTTTGTATAAGCTATTTCGGCATAACCGTATTCATAAGATTTCATATCTAAATCTGCATATGTTTGTGCTGTAGACACTGCACTTTCCATAGCTATAAATTGTGATGTTAAATCAACATTAGGGTCAAATTTCATATAATTTACCTCCTATTTTATGGTATAGGGAGGAAATACCTCCCTAACCATTACTATTATTATATTTCTATCAAGCAGCAGCAGTTTTTAATACTGTAAATTGTTCAGGTATTGCTACTAAGATACCTATTCTTTCTGTAACTTTCAATGCTCTCATATCTTGTTCAGCAAGGTTTACAGTGTATCCATCAAATGTTAATTGAGCTTGGTCAAGTAATTCTACAGTTAAACTTCTTCTTTCACCATAATATACATTAGATAAATCACCAAAACCTATAAATTTCTTATCTGGTGCATCTGTATTATATGCAGGTAATAAAGGAGAAGTTATTGCATTATAACCCCAAATATCATTTGCATTTGTTGGGAATACGTATGTTCCTATACCGTCTTTAATTAATTTTACTCTATTTCTTATTGTTCTGTGCATAAAATAAGCACTTGAAGCTTCTTCAGAATCTAATATGTTATCAGTTATTTTTAATAAATCATCAGCTGTTAAATCATTATAAGAAGTTTTTCCTGCTCCCATAGATACTACATTAACATCAGGATGTTGGAAAATACCAGTGAATATAGTACCGTCACCATTCAACATCATATCGTCTTCAGCTTTAGCTATTTGTCTTGATATAATTCTTTGAATTATAGCAAATACACCTATTGCTTCATCTTCTGCAAATTCAGTTGTCCATGGAATTATTAAAGATAATTTTGCAGGTATTAATGCAAACTTACCAAATACAGGTTTACCTTTCTTTATAGTTTCTCCTTCAAGAGTCCAAATAACACCCGGTTCTGAAGTTAATTTATGAAGTTCGATTTTATTTGTAGACATTGGTATTCTTGTAGCATATTTTCTAAGCATTCCGTAACTATCAGCTCTATCTAACACAGTATTAGTCCATTGTGTTGGTATTAACACACCGTCTGACATTGAATCCATACCCGGAGTCAATTCTTTTCCAATTTCTCTTGCCTTTGATATATCTTTAGTAGATACAGCATCAAATAATTTCTTCATTTTTACAAAGTCTACTTCAGGAGTTTCTTCATTATGTTCCAAAGCTTTTGCTAAGTTTTGTGCATTTTCTAAAGCCATTTCATCTTTAAAAGTTTTTAGCATAGCTTCCATATCTTCTTTAGATAATAAAGAATTAAATTCAATTTCACCTAATTCCTTTAATTTATCTAAGTCTACTTGGCTTGCTAATTGTTTCTTAATTTCTTCGGTTAAATCTTCTACCTTGAGAGTTTTAATATCCATGCGATTACCTCCTAATTATTTTATTATTCTAACGTATTCACCATTAAATTCAAATACATCATCTGGTATTTCCTCAGCTGATTTTTCTTGTACTTCCGATTTTTCTTGTTCTTTTAATTCTAATAATTTCACAACTTCTTGAGCTATTAATTTTGCGTCAGCTTCACTTAACTTCACAATCATTTGATTATTTGCATCGGAAGAAGGTACAATTGACTTACTATTTTCTTTAGAAGACATAGCAATTGAAGCACTATCTTTTACAAGTGATTTTACAGATGTAACATAAGCACCCTGATTAGCTCCTACATTAACAATAGATATTTCATTTAAAATAGATTCTGTTACGTTATATCCTCCATGCTCATTAGCTACATATTTCACTGGAGTGAAACCTATAGAAATACCTCTTGCAATACCTTTCTTCAATTTTGCATATACTCTCTGTACATTTTCATCATCCTTATCAAGCTCAGCTTTAAAATATAAAGCTTTTCTACCTTCAGGGTCTAAACCTACCCATATATCCGTTACTACACCTGCTCCAGAACCTAATTCCCACGTATTATGTTGTAAAAATAGCGTAGGATTCTTTTTAAATCCAGATAAATCCATGTTATCTAATAAGATAACATCTCCGTCCCTATCTACCATTTCAATAGAAGCAATCCCCTCGATAGCATAGGTATCTTCACTTTTCGATTCTAAAATTCCTAAATCTTTTACTACTTCCATATTCTAACCTCCTTCCACTATTCAATTATACCATATTATAGTGAATTTTTTAACTCTTAACCAAATTGTTACATTTGAGTGGTATTCTCATCAGGTGCTTCTTGGCTGGCATCAAAATCAGTATCTAAATAACTCATTTGTAATACATCTGCATTCGGGTCTGTAGATTTAGGATATCCCATTTCTTGCCTTGCTTCATTAACTGTAATAATTCCTGATTTCACAAACCTTGCTACCTTAGACGTTTTAAATTGAATATCTTCTGCCACAAAATCTTCATATCTCAAAGAATATTTGCTAAATTTACCATAAAAATCCGAAACTAAACCATTATCTAATACTTGTTTTATTTGACGCATAATAGGTAATAAAGTATATTTATTATAATCCTTCTCTGCTTGAATAGCACTCGCATATGTTGTAGACGTCCCATATAATTTAGCTTCAGGTACACCAAATACAAGCCCTACTTCTTTGTTATCTTCAATTCTGTTTTCTGAGTATTGCAATTCTTGATGAGACATCTGGAATTTCTTAAAATCCATTCCATTTTCTAATATAACAGGTATTCCTGTATTTTTTAGCCCACCATAAGTTTTTAGAATTTGTTTTTGCAATCTCTTAAATTCTGATTCATTCAATGTACTTCCTTGTGGTAATATAAAAGCTCCTGATGGGTTAGCAGAGTTATAATAAAAGTTTCTATTAAATTCTGCAGCAAACTTTGCATTCTGTCCTGCCAAACGTGCAGCCTTCATTGGAGCTAAACCACGATAAATACTTGCAGGGTTGTTATACTTAAAATGTAAAGTATCTTCATAAGGAATCATAACACTTCCGGGTTTCATTATATTTACCCAACCCTCTGGAAGATTATATTCATTAAGCTTTAAAGCCCATCTTACAGGGTTGAGTGGCTCAAGCATAAAAGGTACTTTACCGTCTAAATATTCTGCTTTAGTACGTTTTACAAGTATTCCTTCTCCCACCAAATTCATATTAGCTACAACATTCCATATTAAATCAGAAAAAGAAGCATATGGATTAGGACGTTGCAATAATAGATTTAATTGTCCATCAAATACCTCTTTATACTCGGGGTCTTTATTTCTGCTTTGAACAACCCTATATAACTTCCAAGGTATCGTAGAAGCATCATCAGCAATTGCACGTACACATCTGTATACAATCCCTATATCTTCCATACTCTTTTGTAGCTGTTTAGCATCCCAATCAGAATACGCTAACTTATAGTAGTCATAATTTGCATTATAATTTGGTAGTTTTCCTGAATATGCTTTTTCACCCCTTGTAGAATCCTTATTTCTACTGAATAATTTACTGAATATTCCCATTTATAAACCTCCTCAATCTGTTGTGATGCTTCTAATCCAATTATCAAAACCACCTTGAGATTTTAATAAATCTCTTGCAATATTGGATAATACATCTTCAGGGTCATCATGAGCATTTCTTCCTACTCTTTGATAATTTGTAACATGGTTATATATAGGTGCAAAGCGTATTTTCCAATCCTCTGGCATAAATATTCTTTGAGTTACAATGTGAGCCATTAGCTTTATTTTTGACTCTTTATTTTCTTTTTCTGCATATACATTAAATTTTATCCCCGGATTACCATACATTCTTATTCTATCCTGTAAAGAATCTAAAATAGCTTCTCCACCTCTATTACCTTCAATATCACATAAGGAAGCCTGAGATTTACCTATTCTTTTTGCTATCTCTTCAATAACTATCTCATATTTATCGTCTGACATGAACATATCTAAAATAAAAGCACAAGTTGTGTCGCCTATTACTTTCTCACCATACTCAGCGTATACAAAATAATCCGAGCCATTACCTGCAGGGTCTAATTTTATTCTAATTCTATCAAACGCCATATCCTTGATATCCTCATAAGCATAAGTATTAAATTTAGAATACAATAAGTTATCTTCATTTACAGGCTTTTGATGATAATTAGCTCTAAAAATCATATCAGGCATAGTTTTACGTAAATAATCATATCTTTTATATTTAAAAGTTTTAGGAGATAGCATTCGTCTACTATATCTATCCATTGCTTCAAACTCTTCCTTAGGATAAAACTTTTTATTTTGCTCATAATTATAGGCACCAAATGCTTCATATGAAATTACTTTCCATTCCTTATCAATATCTGCATCTAACAGCCTACCACAAATATCACTCTTAGACCAACGTGTCATAATAATTATTTCTATAGGGTCAACAGCTTCTGCTGATATACGAGATAACAATGTTCCTGTGTACCATTCCCATATTCTTTGTAATTCTAACTCATTAAATGCTGCAGCAGCGTTTTTAACAGGGTCATCCACGATAATAATACTTCCACCTTCTGATGTTACCGAACCACCAACACCTGCAGCTAAAAAATTAAAATGCTGTCCGTCCAACGCCCAACGTTTAACTGATTTATTTGTAGCCCTTATTTTAGTATTTGGAAAAATATCTGGATATAAAATTCTTTGGTCTAATGGGTCTTCTCTTACTTCCATAATTGTATCCCTTATATAACGTGAAAATTTTTCAGCAGTAGCATCATTATAAGAAGTATAAATTATCCTTTCATTAGGGTATTTTCCTAATGTCCATTCTAAAGCGTTAGACATAGACCTACTATTATGTGAAACTAAACCTTCCAATATGAAATTCTCAGTGTTAGATACTGAAATATCTACCATATCAATCTCTTCATCCACAAACTCAACACTTGCAACTTTATCATACATAAAATCTTGCATTTCATACTTTTCTAACTCAGGATAGTGTTCTTTTGCATATTGAAAATTACTTAAAGTTAAATTCTTATGTTTATATCTATGGTGTTTCAATTTTGTTTTATGTAGATTTTTTAGACCATTCAATACTTTATAAGGATATGTAAGATTTCTTGGCTCTCTAATTTCTTTTCCATTGTAATAGTATTTTTCAAAATTAGCACGTTTAGAACCCAAATTACAATTATCTAAAATTTGCTTACCAAAATATCTTGGAATTTGCAAAACCCATGCTTCAAATTTTCCATGTTCTATAGATTTATGATATACAGTAGCATGAATACCCATAGTAAGAAGTAATAAATGTATATCCCTTAATAATTCCTCACTTGCTAATGTAATACTAAAATGTCCCTTTTCTGCATACCCATCAGTTTGGAACATTAAATCTAAAAATAAATACTTCTGTTTTAAAGGCATAGTAAAAAATTGACTAGGCAAAGATTTATCCTTAGATAGCTTATCGTCTATACCATATTTTTGTAATAATTGACGAGCTTTATAATCTGAATATTTTCCTTTTATAAAAAATAACATAGTTTCTGACATTCTATGAGGTATTTTTAGATTACTTGCTGTTTTTTGTAAATCATCTAACACATTTGCATCATATTTAGTAAAACTATAATGGTTATTTCTACAACACCCATCAAACAACATATAAGTTATAAATTTCAATTCATCCTCAGGTATCTCTTTTACCACTTCTTTAGGTAATTCAGTAGTAAATAATCTAATTAAAAAATCATCATCAGTTATATCCTTAGCTTCTTTATAACCGTCTATTGTTAGCATTTTATGCTCTGGACTAATTTCTATTTTATGCCCTGCTCTGGTTATAATCCTGTAGTATTTCTTTTTAACATCCCATTTATTAGTTATAGTTTCTAAAACTAATTTACCCTTATCATAACTAAATACTTTATCTCCTATTTTTACATCCCTTGCTTTCTTATATCCATCGGCTGTAAGTAACTTATAATCGGCAGAAGTGCATTTGCCTGTCTGAGGTGGAACATTAATCATTAGCTTTGAGTAGGGCTCGCCTGTGTTTTCATTAATTAACGTTCTCTCAATCATTCCTTGCACAGTATTTATTATTTCCTTTAAAAACCATTTCTCTTCTGTAAAGAATTGAGGTGCCCTTGCTTGAGCATAATACCAAATACTTTCTCTTGCTAATTTTATTCTTGCTTGCCTTTGTAAATATTCAAACTGTGCTGGTGTCAATTTCATACCCATAAATTATTCTCCCTCCTCCAAATCTTCAATACTTTCAATAGTTATCAATCTTTCTGCATCTTCTGTACTCATTTCATCAATAATATTCGAATATATTTCTTCCTGTTGAGGTGTTAATCCTGAAGCTGTTGTTTGATTATTATTTATTGATATATGGTTACTTTCTCTATATCCATTTGCATTCTTACCCTTCAAATTAAAAAATACTTTTATAGCATCCAAACTATTCTCTATTTCTATCTTTTCCATAAGCTTTTCCCATACCCTCGCTTCATAGAACATCGTAGCGTCCTCTATACGGCTTTGTATGAGTTTTTTCACATGAGGATTACCAATTAGACGTCTCACAGTAGCAACGTCTACATTGAGCTGTTTAGCTACGTCCTCGATAGGTCTTATTTCAGGGGTGCACATAACCTCTACTAAATCTTCAACTATTTTCAACTGTTCAGGTTTGATATCATTCTTTTTTCTCTTATCTAAGTTGAACTTCATTTTTTATCACCTCACAATATTATATCATAAATTTTGCCATATTCCTAATTATAACATAATATTTTAAAATTTAAGTAACATTGATAATAAATTATAGCACAAAACCCCACAAACCTCACTAATAATCAGTAAACAAACTCCGCAAGTTTAATTCCGACAAAATTACTCCTATTATGTTACCTAAATTTAACGACTGAGGGGCAATCCCCACAACCAATCATAAACCTCCACAAACCTTTCTATTGCACCGTTTTAGAGGTTTGAGTTATTTTTGAGTTTTTAATGAGTTATTTTTGAGTTGTTAGTTTTATGTTAAAAATAACTCAATTCATCGTCGCAAAACTACTAATAATAAGAAAGCTCTATTAGTGAGTCCTCTGAGTCGCTTAAATAAAAAAACTATTTTTTGAAAAACGAGAATATTTATTATATATATTTATAATTATTTATTTTTCTATACTACTTTTTTAAAAACAGCAACTCAGAGGACTCAATAAAAATATAATAATAAGTAATTATAGTAATAATAATAGTTAGAGAAGATTGGAAAAAGCCATTTTGAGTTAAGTCAACCACTTTTATAACAACTCAAAAGGGGGTTTTGAGTTGCTAAATATTCGAAATGTAACGACATTGTTAGAATTCGTAATAAATGAAGTCAAAATGTATCACACAATGTTAGCACTCTTTTAAAAATTTATATTACAATCCGTTCATACAAAGCAACAGCAATTATCAGTGTATACGTTTGTATACGCTCATTTTTAAGTTAACAAATTATTACGAAACCTCGCTATCGCTGACGGCTACTTACTTGTGAACGATTTGACCTCAAGGTGATATTAGTTACAATGTCGTTGCATTTTAGGTAGCTTAACATAAACATGTCGTTGCATTCATATTAAGTTACTATTGGGTTAATAATGTCATCTTTAAAATGTAACACAATTTGTAACACAAATGAAACACTAAAGAGGGCGACGTGTTGATTTGTGTGATAGTATATGATATAATAGATATGTGAACAAGTAGAACTAAAATTTTTACATTTAAAAGGAGGTGACAACACAATGGCAGAAAAATATGAGATTCCTAAGAAATCACCAATGAAAAAGTTAGAACTTGAAATTAAAAGACTACACAATACCAATGCATATAAATTAGTTGATGCAATTGAAGGAATGACAAGAACATACCTTATAGGGTTGTGTGTGCAATATAAAAAACGTTGGGGTAAACAATTATACTTTGTGGACTATGACGCTTGGTATAAATTATTTTCTACCTACCCTAAAAAGTTATGGTTTGCGGGTAAAAATTTTGAGACTATTGAGGAAGGGTTAGCTTTCTTAGATACCTATGTGCTTGAAAAAGACTTAAAAGACCAAGGAATAAAATATGATAAATCCTTAGTATTTAATCTATTCGAAAAACGTTGGTACCCTAAGAAGCATCTATAATTAAAGTAATGGTTACGTAATGTTAATATTATGAGATAGTTTTCACTTGACAATAGGTAATTATTATGATATACTATTTATATATACAGGGAAATCGCAAAGAAAATCACTTCCCCCTATGATTTGATTAAAAGAGCCATTCCCTGTATATCTAATTAATAAATTTTTATACTATAAGGAGGTAATGTCTATGCCATATAGAAGACCAGACGGGTCATA